GAACTGGGCGCCATGCTCGAGCAACTCGGCGAAAGTGAGATTTCCGATGCCGTGAATGGCGTTCAGCAGGTGATGGGTGCCGTATCAAACATAGGGCAGGGATTTGCGCAGGGTGGCATTGTCGGAGGCATAGGCGCAGCCGTAGGGGAGGGGATTAAGTTCCTGACCTCGGCGTTTGCTGCGGAAGCCCGCCACAGAGAAGCCCTGAAAGAGATAGAGCGTGCCAAGCTCGATTTCCAACGCCAGTATAACCTCCTGCTTCTGCAGCAGAACCTGTTGATGAAGGATGCCGAGAGTATTTTCGGTGAGAAGCAGGTGGCCAAGGCGGCCAATGCCATCGAGGTCTACCGTCAGGCATTGGCTCAGTTCAAGGAGGAACTGCAGGGTGATGCTCCGAAGCAGAACTTCTGGGAGCACCTGACAAATGATGCCGGGGGCACATACCGCAAGCGTCTTGACGCATACAACGCGGGGTTCGGAGCCCTTTACAACGCCCAGATTGTCACCGGGCATAAAAAGACCGGCCTGTTCGGGTGGGGCAAAGGCAAGGACCTGTACAGTTCCATACTGAGCGTATACCCCGAACTTATCAAGGCCAACGGCGAACTTGACACCGAGATGCTTCGCGTGATACTCGACACCCGGAAAATGAGCGATGAGACCCGCAGTTACCTTGAGAACCTCATAGAGCTTAAAGACGCGATGGACGAGGCCGAGGAGTCGCTTGAAAACTACCTGACCGAAACGTTCGGCAGTCTGGGCTCCGGGATCATGGACGCTGTCACCTCGGCGTTGCAAGGTAGCGGCACGGCTCTGGAAAACTTTGCCGCCAATGCCGCCGGAGTCCTCGAGAACCTCGGGGAGCAGATAGCCTATTCACTGTTCTTTGCCGACAAGTTCGCGGATCTTCAGGAAAAACTGAAAAGCATCTACGGCAGCGGCAAAAGCGAGGAGGCCATAGCCAACGATGCCATGGGCGTTATCGACAGCTTCTATGACAATATCGGCAAGAACGTGGATGCCGCACAGGCATGGATGGAGGCATGGAAGGAGAAAGCGGCCGCCATGGGCTTTGACCTATGGAAAAACGACGGTGACACCGCGGGAGGCTCCCAGAGCGCCCGGGCCGGCGTATATACCGCGATGAGTCAGGAGCAGGGCACCAAGCTCGAGGGCCTGTTCACGAGCGTCCAGATGCACGCTGCTTCCATCGATGAGACCCTTGACGGTTTCATGGACACGTTCGGGCAGTTGTGCGACACCATAGGCAAAATTCTGGAAAATGTCGAGTCGTTGCCGGAGATGGCCGAAGATATACATGAACTGCGTACGAACGGAATAAAACTGAGATCACTATGACCGATATAATGAACGGGCTGCTTTATATAAACGGGCGCGATGTCTGGAGTGACTTCGGCGCATGGCTCACGGAGGAGAAGGAGGGCGACACCAAGAATTACTCCGCCCTCCAGAAACCGCCGGCAACGAAAAGCCATGTCGCGGTCAGCTTCCGGGAGCAGGACGGCGAGAAGCTGCCCGAAAAACTCGTGCAGAAATGGGAGCCCCGCGACATAGCGTTGAAGTTTGCGGTCGCGGCTGCCGACAAGGCGTCCTTCATCGCAAGGCGTGACGCATTCGTGTCATTCCTGAAAGAAGGCACCGACGGCTGGCTTGACATGGGAGTCCCGGAACTTGGCCGCACCTACCGTGTCTATTACAAGGACTGCTCGGACTACGAGCATCTGGAAGATATAGGCGGCGGCATGGTGGCGGCGCGTTTCACGGTCAAATTCCGTGAGCCGAACCCCGAATTCTGACTGCATTAAAACGATATTCTAATGGAACTTAAAATATATTCAAGCGACGGCAGGCTGAAGCTCACGGTGGAACCGAGGGACAACAGCACACAGGCGGAGGAGATACAGGCGGGCAATGTCCTGAATGTTTCCTTCATCCTTCCGGAACGTGTGTCGCTTGGCGTGAACGATTATGCTGACTTCATGTGGCGGCGCTACTGGCTGACCGAGAAATACCGTCCGGTACAGAAATCCACAGTCGAGTGGGAGTACTCGTTGAAGCTCTACGGGCTGGAGAACCTGATCTCCCGGTTCCTTGTCCTCAACACCACAGACGGGGGCAATGAGCCGGTGTTCACGCTGACAGCCCCGCCCCGGGAGCATGTGGCGCTCATCGTGAAATCCATCAATGCCGGTTTCGGGACCAATGACTGGAAGGTCGGTACCGTTGAAGCCGGCGACAATATCGTTGTGGACTACCACGGCAAATATTGCGACGAGGGGCTCAAGGCGGTGGCTGATGCAGCCGGCACTGAATACTGGATAGAGGGCACCACCGTCAACCTGTGCCGTTGTGAACATGGGGAACGCGTCACTCTCGGCTACCGGAACGGTCTGACGAAGATACAGCCCGATGTGGCAGACAACGCAAAGGTCTATACGCGCCTGTTCCCCACAGGATCGTCGAAAAACATAGATCCGGCGAAATACGGTCACAGTCGGCTGCAGTTGCCCGGAGGAGCGCAGTATGTGGATGTCAACACCGACAAGTATGGCATTATCCATCATTACGAGGAGAACGCCTTTGCAGGCATATTCCCGCGCTATACCGGAACGGTAAGCAGCGTACGCAGCGAAGAACGCACCAATGATGACGGCGACAAATTCACGGTATATTATTTCATAGACAATAATCTGCCTTTCGATCCCAATAATTATGACCTCGGCACATTGGTAAAACGTGTGACATTCCAAGAGGGCAGCGAGCTTGCCGGGCTGGGAAACGACGACAACGGCACCCACTATTTTGAAATCAATTTTGACAGTGATACCCGGGAGTTCGAGATAATCACCCAGTTTACAGACTCCGGACAGTTGCCGGGCGGTGTGCTTGTGCCCAAGCCGGGAGACCGTTACATACCATGGAACATGCGTATGCCGGATGAGTATTACGCACTTGCCGAGGCCGAATACCTTGACGCCGTGCATGAGTACAATCGCCGGCACTGTGTCGATGTGTCCTGTTTCAAGGCCCCGACGGACTATATAGAGATTGAGCGGCGCAAGCTCGAGCTTCATGTGGGGCAGCGTGTCCGGCTTGAGAGTCCCGATTATTTCCCGGAGACCGGTTACAAGGACAGCCGCATAACGAAGATAACCCGCAAGGTCAACCTTCCGTCGCAGATGGACCTCGAGATCAGCGACGCGCTTTCCACCGGTGCCCTTGACAAGATAAAGGGCAATATCGACGAGGTGAAGGCATACGTGCAACTGTCACGGGGTAATTTGCCGGATATAGTCAAAACCGGGGACGGCACGCCTTTGACCGATAACAACCTCATGAGCGCTTTGCGCACGATAAAGGAGATAGCCAAGCGGGCACTGTCACGGCTTCATGACGACGAGGCGGCGGGTCTGATCAAGTTCCTTGCCGGACTCGAAGTAGGCACCTACAAGGAGGGATTGAGCGGCGCGAAAGTCGATGCCGACGGCAACGCTGTGTTCGGCGAGTTGCTCACCCGGCTCAAGGCCACCCTTGCGCAGTTGCAGGTCAACGGTGCGTCTGAATTCCGGGGGCAGCTGTCAAGCGAGGACTTCATCTCCGGCTTCATAGGAGGCAAGGGGTGGGCTATATTCAAGCGCGAAGTCCTGAACGCCCTCGGCGTGCCCGAAACGAAATATACCGGCGAGTTCGATGACATAGTGATACGCGGCACCCTCCGTGTTTTTACCATGGTGATATCACAGCTGTTGGGAGAGAACGACAACCGTATCTTTACCGGCATGATGGAGGTGGACCATTACGACCCGGCTACCGGGCGCGTCTATCTCAATACCCGTGACGGCAAGTTTTACAACCCTTTCCGTGCGGACGACTATATCATGGTGCAACAATACAATGGCATGCCCTCGCAAGAGAACGGCCATTATATCACCAAGCATTACGAGCTGATCATAACCGATGCCGGCTGCGGAAGCCGGTCGGACGGAGAGAACCGCCTTGACTGGGTGGAGTTCAAAAACTTTGTATCGGCAGACGGCAGACCGGCAGTCGATGTCATATCCAAAGGCGACACATTCACCCGTGTTGACAATGCCACCGATGCGGACAGAAAGGGACTGATCCAGATTATCACGGTAGGCACCGCCACCCCGTACATGGATATCGTGTACGGCATGAAAACCGACCCCGACAACTATCTGAAGGGTAGGCTCGGCAACCTGAAAGGTATACACCATCACCTTTTCGGATGGCTTGACGGTTTCGGCGAACTGTTGACCAACCTGTATGCCGTGGGCGACTTCCGGTTGCGCCGTACAGGGGAGAGCATCGACGCGAAGATAGAGATGCTCAAGGCGATGTTCGCAACGCGATACAGCAACCTGCGTTATGAACTTACCGGGGATGACAACTACCTGCGTAACGCCACATTTGACGAAACCATGGACGGCTGGACCGTGCAGGATGACGGCAAGGTCATAACCTCCAACGGCGAGGCGTTGCTTATGAACGGCAACACCTATATAGCCGACGGAAGGATCGCCGGCATAGAGCATCTGGACGGTCGCAATGTGTTGCATCTGAAAAAGAGCTCAATCCGTCAGGCGAACGCATTGATCCGCAAGCCCGGCACCCACAAGGAGTATGTACCGCCCACGCACAACGACATGACCGACCAATGGGTCGATGTCAAGGACACCCTGTATATGGGCATCCGTTTCCTTGCCCGAACCGATGGTACCCTGACCGTCGGCATGAGCGGCGCGACCTCGGAACCCGGTTCCCTCCCGGTTCCGGCGGCAGTGCCCGTTACCGCATCGATGGAATGGCAGGATCTTCAATGGCAGGGCACATGGGACGGTAAGGGTGACTTTGTGCTACAGTACACCGGCGATATGTACGTGTCGATATTATCCGTGACCGACAAGCCCCTTGATGACTTCAAAAAAGAGGTATCAACGCAGATAATCCAGACCGCCGGCAATATCCGTCTGCTCGGCACCAACATCAACAACCTAAAGGGCACAGTGACGCAGCTCGGTATTGACCTTGACGCAGCCGAGGAGCAGATAAGGATATATGCCGACAAATACGACAAGCTCAACGGCACGGTCACCAACCTCGGCATAAGGCTTGATGCCGCCGAGGGCAGCATCACCAACTACGCCACCCGGATAAGTGCCAATGAGAGCGCCATATCGGCATTGCGCATCAAGACGGACTCCATCAGTTCGGCAGTCGCCGGAGTGCAGGGCGACCTCGACACCGCCAAAGCGAGGATAGAGGCGGTTGCCGCCATAGCCAACAGTGCGGGTGACGCCAAGGTGTACAATCAGGCGAATAATCCTTGGAATTCGTGGCCGAGCGGTCAGGAGCATAAGAATGTGGGTGCCACATGGCACAACACCTCCGATGGCCATACCTACCGTTATATCGGATATGACAACAGTAACAAGTGGGAGGACATAACCGACCAGCAGGACGCCGCAAGCTACATACTGCAGAACAAGGACAAGATCAGCACGGTGGTGGGAAGCTTTGACTCTTCCGGCAGGCTGACCAATACGAGCGGTCTTGTGACGACAGCCTATGCCAGTCAGATATACGCCACCAAAACGACCGTGGACGCCCTCACCGGACGTGTCAACACGGCAGAGGCGAGCATCAACGTGCACTCCACCCAGATAGCCATGCGTGTTGAAAAGGACGGGGTCATTTCGGCGATCAACCAAAGCGCCGAGTCCGTCACTATCAGCGCCTCGAAAATTAACTTCAACGGCATGGTGACGATGAACAACTCCTTCCGTGTGGAGGTCAACGGCACCACGCACATAGGAGGTTTTGTCGTAGGCGGCAACGGTCTGACCAACCGCAATGATGACGGTACATTCACGAATGATGCTTATATCATCTTCCGCAACGACCCCCACAAGTGTTTTGCCGGGATAGGCGGCAACATCCTCCCGGCTTCTTCCGGCGCGCGTGGCGTGGCCCGTTTTGAGAACTATGACGAGTCGGACTGGTGGGGTCTCGGCCATAATTACGCGCTTCTAGTCGGTGCCCGCGGAGCCGCCGACAACAGCGCCATCGCCATAAGCGGCGGATATGTTTCCGGTCTCGCCTTGAAAACCGAGGTGATAGGACACGACAGTATCACCCAGTCCACCGCCCCCACGGTCAAGAGCGTGACTATCGGCCGTGACGTCAACAG